TAGATGTTAGTTTATGATCATCAATGTTTATTGAATCTCGAATGCCACCTGTGGCTGCACCTGTAACGATTCCTGCAGCAACATAATCTAAAGGATTAAATACTGCTTTACGACGGACTTTGTTATACTTAACTGTAATTGTTGTGTTGATGCCAGTGTTTACATCTACAAATACAGTGTCATTATTTTTTAAACCATGAGTGCCGGTTCCTACCACAGTTACTACATTTCGAGTAATTGATCCAGACGCTATCTTTTTACCCTTTAACCTTAAACTATGAATTGATCCAATACCAACATCTAAGAATTGTATTTCTTCAAAAGTAGGAAGTGTTCCCGTTAAACCTAGTCCAAATCTTACACCGGTTGATCCTAAACCAACTCTAACAGTTGATAATCCAATTAAGTCATCAGTCTTTTTAATTACAAACAAGGTTGTTCCAATACCAACTCTTGATGTGACTGTAGGAGTTGCAGTAAAGAATTTAACTTTTGGTGCTACCTCTGATCCGTTAATACCATTCAATTCATAGTTAACAATATCACCTGTTTTTAAACCATGTTTAGGTATAAAGATTGAACCTCTAGGAATTAATCTTGTAGTAGGCCCTACTCCGGGATTATTGACAGTAATTGTATGTCCAATACCAGTTTCATCATTAGGATTTGGAAATGATGTTCCGATAGAATTTGATGGATTAAAATATAATTCTATATCCTCTCTTACTGGAAAACTCGTATTAACACCAGAAGAAAAAGTAAATACTCTAGGAATCTCCTCAAGAATAGTTGATTGGGTATGAGATACTCCAATTGCTTCAAGTGGTTCACTTGGTCTTAATACTCTGATTCGAGAAGAGAGAGTATCAACTTCTAACACTTTAACAGTTTCTGTTGAAACACCAACTTTAAATCTATCATTAGGTCTAATACTTTCTAAATCACCTTCAACATTAAAAAACGTAACTATGCCAGTTGCAGTTGCCGTTCCAATTCCTTGTGATAAAATAAGTCTTGTAGAACTAATTCCAATCTTATAAGAACCTATTAATTCTGTTCTTGTGGTTGAAAGACCTCCAACATTTACAGTAACCCCATTTTGTAAATTTAATGATGTGGATGCAATACCTACAAACGATGTGCCAAATTCCCTATAGAATTTAATGCCAGAAATACTATCCTTAGATACACTTATACCAGATATTGATCCTTTTATCTTGGTTACTTTTGCTTGAGCGTCAAATGCTTTATCAATGTCAGGATCAAATACAACTTTATCATTAATTTGATAATTAATTCCACCAGAAGTGATCCCTACAGAGTTAACTCCCCCCTTTGTTACAAAATCTATATTTGAATCTTGCTCGACAAATTTATAAGACTCTCTTAAATAATCATAACCACTAAAATCTTTATTTAAAGATAATGGATATGTATTTCGTATTGCATTCGACTCATTTAGATTAAAATCTATTTGATTTGAGACTCTACTAAAATTAAATCTATTTGGTCTTGAATTAAATTTATCACCAATTAAATAAGGGAATTTTGGTTTTTTGAAGTTTTTAAATATACCATCCGATGCTGCAGTTGAATCAAAGGTAGCAAAATATGCATAAGTTCCATTAGGATACTCTGGAGTTACACAAAATCTACCATTATTTTCATCAAGCACAGAATCATCATTTGATGTTTTATACGTAAAATCATTAACAAAAAACTCAGGTGGAAATGAACTTACCGGTGGTCTATTGTCTTTTTTACTTGATTCATCAACATATCCAGACTTCATCTGAACTATATCACCACCATCTCTTCGAGAATATCCATATGGCCCATAAATAGGATTTCCATCATATGCCCAACCTAAAATTGGAGAATGTTGATCACTGGTGATTTCTATTCCATTTAATCTTGTTAAATCTTTTTTTCCAAAAAGAGTTTCTCCATCTGCTGCATTTGAGTAAGATATTCTTCTTAGATTTCGAGGTGCATACGTATATGAACATTGAAGTCCAAACAAACGATTTGTTGGTGAACTGATAAAGACATCATCATCATTTAAATTTGATAAATTTTTTCTAAATTCATTTACTCTCCACTTCTGAAGAGAGGGCTTAAATCCTACACCTTTACCTGACGCATCAACTCTAACACTTGTTGTAGAAGCTCCATATCCAATACCACCACTTTCGATATTTACAGATACTATATTACCAGCTGAGTTTAAACGAGGAGTAAGTTTTGCATCTGATCCTATTCCTAAAACCACTAAATCTGGTGGTGAGTTATAATCTGTTCCACCATAACTGACGCTCACATCAACAATTCTACCATTTGATACAACTGGTGTTATGACAGCATCTCTACCTGTGTTTAAATTAATTTCTGGAACTCTGTTAAAATTAAGTATTTCAGAGGCACCATAACCAACTCCTGTGCTTGTTAATTGAAGAGATGTAATTTCACCTCTAAACACTGGTTGAACAGATGCTTTAAACGTATTACCTGATATTGATGATATACCAATTCTACCAATTACTTCAACGGATATTGGAGGATAGTTAAATGTGTGAGTTCCAAGCCCAATATTTCTTAATTCATTAAACTGTTTTGTTTTAAGATAAAAATTACTTACAGTTGTACCCACCCCAACTGCTGCTAATTTGAATTGGTTATCATTAATAACTGAAACATAATATTCTTTATCTGTTGATAAACCATCAATTGCTGTTCCATCAACTGAATACTTTACTATCTCACCTGTTTTATAATCATGATTTGGTACAGTAATTATATCTAAAGCAGTGCTTATACCAGTTGGTTGGCATGATCTTTGTTTGTTTTCATAACCAGATCCACTATTTAATACAACAACTGAACTTAGTATTGCCTTTCCATTTAAAGACTTAAATGACTGAACACCACTTCCAAAATTTGTAAATGATATTGCATTAGATCCCGCAATTGCCTCATCATAACTGTTATGTAATTGAACAGTATATTCTGATACTGAAGACACATAATAAGTTGATTGTGTTGCTAACCCTACAATCGGAATGCTTCCCAACGGGTCGTATACGACTCTCTCACCCTGTCTAAATCGATGATAGGTAGTAAATCCTATTGAAGACGTATTTATTCCAGCAGCGTCTAATATTATAGTTCCAAGACCAACTCCATCACCATTAATAATCAATTCATGCGGAACTACATTTAATTTTGCTACAGCTCTTGCACCTAACCCGTTTCCACCTGTAATTTTTATAATTGGTTCTTCAACATAATCAAATCCAGAATCAAGTATTCTTATTTCATCAAGCGATCCTCTAACAGCACATATTCCAGTCGCACCACTTCCAACAGAGTCTGTGATTGCAACAACAGGTGGATTAATTACATCATATTTTTCTCCACCTTTTACAACATTTACAGATTCTAATTTTCCAAAGTAAACAAAATCTTTTGACTTATAATTTAAAACTTCAACACCATCGACTAATATTCCAGTATATCCGGGATCTGTTATAACTTTTTCTGACTCATTTATTGGATTCTTTATTTCACGTATCAATTTTTGAGGTTCAATTACTTTTCCTTGAAATTCATTTTTTTCTATATCATTAAATGCAATCGTAACTGAGTCTACACCACCATCAGGATCAACTTTTGTGAATATATTACTGTAAATATCTGATTGACTTTTTGCAAATTTAACAGTATTCGCATCAATTCTTTTTATATAATAAAGACCTTCTGCAAATAATCTGCTTATGATATATTCTTGTGTGATTGTATTACCCTCAGAATCAACTGTATTAACCGATCCTTTCTGAGGTGTATAGTATACTGCATCTCCTGTAAAATAATTATGATCAACTTGATCAGATATTTTTATTTCTTCTTCACCTCTTGAGTAAGTTCCTCCAAATGTTAACTTTTGGGTTTTTGGATTTAATTTTGTAACACCAGTAAATGGTAAAGATGATGATGCGACATATACTTTATTCTGACCCTCAATAGGTTCAATAGTATTATGAAAGAAAGGAACATGTTTATCACCAACCATTAATGTCCCTTTCGTGGGATGTTCATGTGAAGGCCCATAATAAGGAACACCATTAACTAATCCACCATCTGGTTTGGTGTAAATATTTTGAATATTCGCTGTAAAATTATTTAAATTGCTGTGAATGTCAGAATCAACTTTTGAAACTCTTCGAGTAACTTTTGTGATACTTTTTGGATTAGTAATTCCAGTCCCTGAGATTAGGCAAGTATTTTCATCAAAAACATCAGTGACAACATATAATTTATTTGAAGCTGGTTCAAAAGTTTCAGTTATTTTATCACCCCATTGTGTTCCTTTTGCTAAAGTTTCATGAGTTGTAATTTTATCACCGATTCTAAGAATGTTTATATCTTTAGTAACTAATTTGTAGGTATTATTAACTGCATCTATTATTTCAAGTGACTTAACCACATAACTTTGAGCTGTGTTAAATAACCAATTATTTTCTTTTATATTTTGACCTATTCTACCTAAATTTTTAATTTTGATTTTAGATCCAATTTTTTGATTATTGACATTTGGTGGAATTATAAAATCACTTAATACTCCACGTATTTTAACTTGTATCCCATCATCAGAAATACCATCTGAAGCATAAGCAAAAGTTGCTTGGTCAATAGCAGTGTTATCAGCGATTGATGCTGTTATACCAGTTGTATTAATTCCTAAAAATTGATTTACAGTTCGATCTGTGTATGTGCAAACACCTAATGTTCCATTTTCAAATAAAAATGATAAAGTTCCAGAATTTGGAAATCCTAGAGTCGAATCAACATCAATGTATGTCTGTGCGATACCAACTTGACCAATTATTTTTGTTTTTGAATGAGTTGAAAAATTACCATAGATTAAATTTGTTGATCCTCCAGTTGCTTGAGATGAATCAATACTTAACTTGTAATATTGGTCAGTAAGAATTCCAACTTTTATTTTTTCAACAGATCCAACTGGAGCATAAGCTTTTGATATGTTTTCAAACTCATTTTGATATAAAGTTCGATTTATAAGACCCTCTGGATCACCAACATAGGGTTCAACAATGAAATCTTTTGTTTTTTGATAAAATGCGTTTGATGGAGATATGACCTCATCAATAGGCCGTATTATTTCAACGTTTTCGCCGTATAGAGCTCCAAATAAAATATTAAATGACTCGTCTGTCCCTCTTGTAGAATAAAAATCTTTAGATTGTCGAATAAATTGTGGTTTGTTGAGTTTTTCAGTTAAATCTTTTTGAAATCCATGCAAAAATTGATTTTTTGCCTTTTTTAAAAACTCATCTAAAAATAAAACACTTAAATTTTCAACGATAGTGTTATTTTCATGATTTTTAGCTGTAGAAGTTGAAAATACAAGATTTTCAGGATCTGAAGGGTTACGGAATGATGTAATTCCACTAAAACCCCTCTTACAATTAACGAAACTTATATTTGTCTTACTTTCATAGGTTATAATTTCATCATTTATCTTTATCAGTCCATAATTGTCAGGAAATCCTGTTGTATTTGATACAAATATTGTTGCAGTTGAGATTCCAACAGAAGTTGTTGTATTTGTAGACTTGATTATATTTCCGCACTCACTTAACTTTATATACGAATCAATATTTTGAATTAAATCAACTGGCCCACCTTTATATTCTTGTCCCTGATAATATTGTGACAAAAAATTGCCGACCAAAGGAAAATCCTCTTGAACATAAGAGGGTAATTGGTTTTTAACTATCTGATTTAACTTAACTCTCTTTTCAGACATCTTTTATCGTATGATGTTTCCATTTTTGTAACTTGTTGTTACAGTATAAGTTGATCCTGATGGATCAGCACCGGAACTGATCTCATCCACAACCATGTCAACAAAACTACTGTCTAATTGTAAGTAAAGATCTTGCAATCCAATGATATCATTTGATTCGGGAGTGGCTGAGATCTCCAAAATGTCAACATTGTCTTTTGTTTTACCTGATACTATATTTATGGGGTCAAGAGTGATGCGTCCTTTTTTATAATCTATCACTCCAATATTTCTTCTTTGAATCACAGGTGTTGATGATCCTTCATCTAGAGAAAATAATGATATTTGACCTTTCTCAGCAGTTGAGTCAGGCACATCATACAGATATACATCAGTATTAATATTTAATACACGAAATGCACTTGAACGTATGTTAAATCCATTCATAGATTGAACATGAAACTCATTTCCAAAGTCTATTGCATATTCTGCCACTTCAGACACAGCTAATCGAAGGTCTCTTCTCATTTCAACAGTTGTAATATTAGATGTCACCGATTCATGACTTGAATCAATGACTTTTAAGAAGCGACTATATTTAAATCTTGCACCATACTTATTTAATTCTGATGATTCCGCATATGCAGTCAAATCTCTTTGTACTTTTGTCGATACAAAGGAGGCACTTGGTGCTAAATTAGTGTTATAGTACACTTTACTGTTTGTTTCAATAAACAAATACTTCAAATCAAGTATTTCTGGTACAATTCCAGCGACTGAGTATCTTTTTAGGTCTCTTTTTATATTTTGTTTGATTAAATTTGGAACAAAATCACCATTTCTTGGTTTAATACTGATAAAAACTTTCCCAAATTGAGGTGGAACAAGATCTTCACCACCAAAAACAGATATTGATTCAGTTTCTGGGTAAATTTTGTTTGGAATAAGGATTTCATAGTCATTTGCACTCAAAGCCCTATTCTGAGTTGCATAAACTTGCGGTGCAAACTTACGAATTGAGTCCACACTCTCAATTGATTCGCCACCACTTGATGGTAATGCCGATGTGATTAAAGAAATACCATCAGTAACAAAAATTTCAACAGAATTTCTTACATATGATAGACTTCCAGAGAATGTAAAACTATTAATTCCATTTCCATCGCTTCCATTTGTAACAATGTAACTCATTTCGACTATATTTCCGTCTTGAAGTTCTTTTCCAAAAATACCATCACCAAAAATTACCTCATATTGCTCTCCTTCAACCTCTTGAATAAAATAAATGTTAGAATTTCCCGTAATTGTTGATTTTGTGTCCTTATCAAACAGTTCATCTTGTCTTGAGTACTTTGTTGATACAGAAGAATCAACTGAAGGTCGTACAGAGACCACCAAACTCTCTAAATCGATGCCTACGTTTGGTAAAATAAACTTTTGAAATGGATTTCGAGTTGAATACACATATGATTGACTTAAATATGACCCCTCATAGACCTCAATGTCAGTAAAAGTAGCAACACCATCAATTACTGACACTGTTTTATCTTCGGGAATACCAAAAACAAAAGATTGATTGTTAAATGTTCCCCCAGTTGTCACTACAGGCCCTGCTTTTAGTGTTAAATTTGCAGGAGTCGGCGAAACAGATGAAATATCAACGAAAAAACTGATAGATGCTCTTGAAGATTTCTTTGATCGAGGTACATATCCAATATTTCTTGCTAATGCAACTACATTTTCACGCAAAGTCGCTGAATCGATGAAAACTTCATTCGATATCATGTTTGCATTATATGAAGTGATGTAAGTATTGTATGCTAATAAGTCTAATATCGTAGATAAGTTAGATCCTTCAAAATCATAGTCGGTAAAATCCGAACTACTTTGAACATAATCCTTAAGTGTTTGTTTAATCTGGTCAAAATCCAGATTTGTAAAATTTATAAGTGACATTTATCGAGTTGGCAATAGCACAAATTCTAATTGTTGTGGTGGAATATCAATTCCAGTAATCTCGTATTCTATTGTCACATTCATTTCATTATCATCAGGGTTAGGATTTACATTTACAAACGATAAATTAACCCTTGGTTCAAAATTTATAATCGAACTCTTAATTTCATCCTCAATTGCAAGTGCAGAAACTTCATCCACGTTCTCAAATAGCGATTCTGAGATTCTTGATCCAAAATCTGGGTTGAAAAACTTCTCTCCAGGCTGTGTAAATACAATATTTCTGATTGAACGAGCAATCGCAGTGGTATCAGACAAAGAAACAAGGTCATCATTGAGAGGATTAGTCTCAAATGACATGCTTATGT